GTACGTCCCGGTGTCTCGATTGATAAACGGCTCATATTATTCCTCCCTTCCCGTTGTGGGAAATATACATAAAATGATATTCTTTTTTATGATAAATGTCAATCATCTTTACCGCATGGAGAAATTTTTTTACTCAATCGTATCAGATGCTTGACAGAAGCGCGTCCTATTTGATATACTACTATGGTGTTAAATGCCGATATATCCGGGTGTAGCGCAGTTGGTAGCGCGCCTGCTTTGGGAGCAGGATGCCGCAGGTTCGAATCCTGTCACTCGGACCAGATAAAAAGTTCCGTAAACAGCTTTGTTTGCGGGACTTTTTCTTTTATTCCGGCTGTGAATGTTCTGATGCTCGGTTTTGCTGATTTCGACTTTATTCGCCGGAATGCGGTTTTTTAGGGGTTTTTGGGGGTGTTAGATGTGGGACTAAGTGTGGGACTTAATTTCCGCCAGTTTGCCGCTCCGACGCGCGGCGTCCAGTGCAACCACCTTGTCTACCGCTGCGGCGAACGCCTCCTCAGACAGGTGGGTGTAAACACGCGCTGTCATCGAAATCTCCTTGTGCCCCAGCAGGTCCTTTGCAACGTTGATCGGAACGCCTGCCGTTTGCAGGTCGGTTGCGTAGGTGTGACGCAAGCAGTAGGGCGTGAGGTCCACGGCTACCTTTGAAGTCTCCGGGATAACACCGCCTTTGAAAGTGTGTGCTCCCATGTCGATGTCTACGGCGCGTTTGAAACTCTCCCACATGCGGCGCATGGAATGCTTTGTGTGCGGCTTGCCGGTGGTCGGCTGTGTGAAGATGTAACCTTTGCCGCCGGTCAGCAGAGGAGCAAGCGCCGGATGCAGGGGAACGGCTCTGTCGCCGAAATCCGTCTTGGACGAGTGCAGGATGATCTTTTGTTCGTTTCTGCGAACATCGTCCCATGTCGCTTTCCTGGTCTCGTCCGGGCGTGCACCGGTGTACAGCATGAACAGCACCCAGAGCCCGGCGCGGTGCGTCTCGGCAACGTGCAGGATATGCTTGCGCTCGTCGGCTGTAATCGCCCTGTGCGTGCCGTTTTTGGTCTCCGGCATAACCAGTGCCTCTGAGGGGTCGTAAACGATTACACGGTCAATACGCGCCTGCCGGAACGCGCCTTTGATAAGATCGCGCAGCTTGCACGCCATGGACGCGGAACGGCCTGCAACGCTGTTCATGATGCGCTGCAAGTGCACGGTTCTAACATTCTTCAGTCGCATAGAGCCGATTTCCGGCGCTATGTAGTTCTTGAGATAGCCTTGCAGATCAGAACAGGTGCGCGGCTGCACTTTCGGCTTTTTGTAAGTCTCGATGTATTCCGCGAACCACTTATCAACGCTCGTGTTCTCGTTCACCACGTCTACACCTTCTTCAAGGCGGCGCTTTTTCTCGTCGACTTTCCGCCAGAGCTCGCGTTCTGTCTTGGCGGTTACGTCATACCGTCTGCCCTTGAACGTGAAGGTCTCACGGTAATAACCGTCGGCATTCTTTTTCATTGTTGAATTTCCTCCTATTTTGTCGTATAATAAGAGGGTAGTAACGTTCCTCAAATGTACTACCCTCGCTTAACGCCCACTGGTTGCCGCCAGTGGGCGTTATTTTTTATCTCAGCGGAAAACCGCTTTTGTCGCGATATGATCCGGTTAGAATGAAAATTAAATCGGCAATCCAACCAATCACACACAAACCGCACGTAAAAAGCCAAATCAGCCCTGTTCCGATTTTTCCGGTATAGAAACGATGTACTCCGAGAAAACCAAAGAACAAGCACAAAAAGAATGCAACCCATTTGCTTTTCTGCGGAATGCCCAGCGAGTTAACGTTTGTGTTCTGGTTGGTAACGTTAACAACTACGGGTTGTTCCTTCGCAGGCTGTTCTTTTACGGTTTTCGCTTTGGGCGTTTCCGATTTTACATCTACGCCGCAGATAGGGCAGAACTTTGCGTTTTCGTCCTCGATCTTCGCGCCGCATTGCTTGCAAAACATAACCAAACCCTCCTTTATTTCTTATAATCCGGATTTCCCAAAAGAATTTCAAGGAAATCCAGTGCTTTTTCCTGCCCGTCATCGGTGAGCTGATTAAACATTGACATCAGCCGCGATTGACGGGCAATTTCTTTTGTTCCGTCATACTGTTCCAGTTCGGACAGCATGAACTCAATTGAATGCTGCATACGCTTCAAGCCTTGAAGATTGGCTTCAAGCCATGCCTGCTTTTCCTGCTCGGTCGCTTGCCCTGCTGCTACTTTCTGCTGTAGCTCTACCATTTCAGGCGCGCTGTTTACACGGATTGAAGCATCGGCGGTCAGCTCGTTCACATTTACGCCGAGCGCGTTTGCAAGGCGAGAAATGGTGTCCGGCGCAACTCTTTCGCTACCACGTCGCGTAATAGAATAAACTGTGTTATACGATAAATTCGCCTGTTTAGCAAGTTCTTTAAGTGATATTCCTTGTTTTTCTGCAATTATTTTTACTCTTTCGCCTACTGTCATAATATCCCCTTACCTGATGCGATTGCAAATTTATATTGACATATCGTTCAAACGCACATATAATCAAATTACGACATATGCAAACGCAAACTGGAAAGGAGGATATATGCGTATTGATCGAGTAAACCTTGCTGCAACGATGGCTAAACGCTGCATGCGAGGGAAGGAACTTGCGACGCTTGCCGGTATTTCCGTTTCGAGTGTTTCCGGCATTCGGAACGGACGCAGCTGCTCGGCAGAGATGGCAAGCAAAATCGCAAGTGCTTTGAACGTACCCCTTAACGAACTTTTAGAAAAGGAGAATTAACACATGGACAACAAACTCACAGTATTCAACAACGCCGACTTTGGCGAAATCCGCACACTGGAAGAGAACGGTACGGTGCTGTTTTGCGGTATTGATGTAGCGACCGCTCTGGGCTATAGCAAGCCTCGCAATGCTTTGGCAACGCACTGCAAGGGAGCCCTGAAACGGGGCGCCCTTACCGATGGCGGCATTCAGGAAATGAGCTTCATTCCCGAAGGTGACGTTTACCGTCTTATCGCCCGCAGCAAGTTGCCGACGGCAGAACGCTTTGAAATCTGGGTGTTCGATGAGGTTCTTCCATCTATCCGCAAGAACGGCGGCTACATTGCCGGGCAGGAAACCCTCAGCCCCGAAGAACTGATGGCAAAAGCCCTGCTTGTCGCCCAGAAAACCATTGAGGAAAAGGACAAGCTGCTTTCCCACGCTGCCGAACAGGCGAAGCTCGATGCACCGCTCGTCCATTTTGCAAAGGGCGTTACCGTGTCCAAAACGTCCATCCTGATTTTCGACTTTGCAAAAATTCTCCGCCAGAACGGCGCGGATATGGGTGGCAAGCGCTTCTTCGCATGGCTGCGTGAAAACGGCTACCTCGTCAAGCGCAAGGGCAGTGATTACAATATGCCTACCCAGCGCAGCATGGAGCTCGGACTGTTCGAGATCAAGGAAACTGTGATTACCCACTCGGACGGTCACACCACCATCAGCCGCACGCCGAAGATTACCGGCAAGGGACAGGTATATTTCTTCAACAAAATCCTCGGCACGGATATGCCGGAAGACATGTAGGGCTAACTCAATTACCGAACCTGGACAATTTTGACCGAGTTGCAGTTACGGACATTTTTGTCCGAAACTGCAAGCATGGGGGGAGTAACGAAACGTGACCCCCATGCGCCATACACTCGAAAGGAGCAAAACCATGAGGCACGATGAATGCTGCGCAATCTACGTTAAACGCGATGAAGATACGCGCAAGAGAATTGAATTACTCTATCACTACGTCAACACGCTTCCGCTTACCAAACATCAGCGCGGTAAGCTCATCCGCCTTGCCGAAGAAGCGCTGGTCAGCGCCGAAGGCAACGGCTTTTATGCCGGCACTTGTGACACCAGCGCGAACAACCTTATGAAAACCGTGGAGCGGTTTTTCAAAAAGAAGCTCGCCGACGCTGGCATTTCCGATCAAGTCCCATAAAACGGACTTATTTTCTGCTTGCCTTTACGCAAAGGCTTGCGTGGCGAACGGGCGTTCGATACAATATAGTCGAAACTTGCGGACGGTTTTGGTTGATACGCCCGACGTGCAGGCGTATCATAAAACCAGAGAATTAAGAAAGGCAGGAATTAAACATCATGGACAATATCGACAAATTCACCGCAATGCTCAATTCATGCACAAACCCGCTGCGCATTTACAATGCGCTAAGAATGATCGCCGAACCGCCATTCGAGCAGTCCGACAATGTAACCGAGAAACGCGAGATCATCGTCGGAAAGGTTGCCGGACTTATCGAGCAGTCCGAGCGCCTTTAACAACTGGATAGACATTTCTCTTGTTACTTCCCCTGTTTTGGCTTCGGCCGGAGCGGGGGAGGTTTCTTTTTCTATGCCCAAAAGATAGTCGGTAGTGACGTGGAATTTCCCTGCTATAAGTTTGAGATATTCAGAACCGGCTTCGCGCTCACCATTTTCATATTTGGTGATCGTGGCATAGGGCTTGCCGAGCTCTTCTGCAAGGCGCTTTCGTGTGTAGCCGTGCTTTTCGCGAACCTCGACAAGCCGTTCCGGGATGCCCATTTTGTTCACCTCCTTGTCATGCCTCTATTATATATCTGCTGCATATGGTTGTCAACAGAATTTTACCCGTTTCGGGTTAAAATTTTTCGAAAGGCTATTGACATTAACCCATATCGGGTGTATAGTATAGACAGTGATTAACCCAGAGCGGGTAAAACGGAGGTGACAAGAATGTATCCGAATATTGATGCAGAGCGAGCGCGAAACGGCATGAACAAGGCGATGTTTGCAAAGAAGCTGGGAGTCTCGTACAGTACGCTCAAGTCGTGGATGGCAGGCAGAACTGACATTCCGGCAAGCAAGCTGATCGAGATGACGCGGATGTTCCATGTAACGTCCGATTACCTGCTCGGTATTGACGACAACGAAAGCGCATAAGCGGAGGTGAGAGCAATGGATCCAGTGCTGATGACGCTTAACGTCGCAACAATGGTTATTCTGGCTGTGCTGATTGTGCTGATGCGCAAGTGGTACAAGCGGTAGGGTGCAGGTCTTTGTATACCTGCCATGACAACGATGCGACAGACAGGATAAAGGCAAGCACAGCGAGGATGGTAGTTATCCAATAATGGAAATTTTCTCGCCGTTCGAGCTTAGCGCGATGGGCGCGTTTCATTTCCCAATCGCGTAATTCAGCTTGTGTTTGCGCTTTGTTTTGCGGGTTAGTTGGATGAAACATTGAAAACAATCCTTTCTGAAATGGGGTGAGAGCAATGAATGAAAAAAGATGTTGTTCATCGGGCGATTTTGGCACGGCGCTTGCTGGTTTCGCTTTGGGATTCGGTGTTTGCACACTGCTTTGCAAGGTCTACGACGTGTATATAGACGGTGAAATCAGACGAGCGTTTCCCAAGCGAAGAGAAACCCGATGATGTGCCGAATGCTCCTTTCCCGGCTATTATACCACGGTCGGAAAGGGGCGAACAAGCGGAGGTGAAACCGATGTATATTAACCCGTTTGTGGCGGGCGTGCTTGCCACACTGGGCGCAGAAATCGCGCTCCTTGTGCTCTACGCCGTTACGCATATGGAGAAGCATTAGCAAGGCGAGGCGTGGCGTGGCAAAGGCAACGCGAAGCAGGACACTGCAAGGGCATAGCAAGGCAGAGCACTGCAGAGCAACGGCATAGCATAGCACTGCTTCGCAACGGAATTGCAAAGCGTGGATAGGCGTTGAAATGCCGCGCAACGGCAAACAAAAGGCACACAAAGGGCAGTCCAAGGGCAAACCAAAAGGAGGGAAGAACATGGAGGAACGGAGCTACAAGGAACTGCGGCAGGAAGTGAAAAACGACCTGATACAGATGTACGGCGGTGCGGTGCTTTTAACGCTCGAACAGTGCATGAAAGTGTACGGTTTGAGCGACAGAAAGGCCGCAAAGAAGGTTATTCGTGCACCGAGAGTTCCTGGCGAAAGACGGGTGGTTTACTACATCGGAGACGTTGCAAGCGACATCGCAAAGCGGCGCGTCGGGAACGTCTGAGGGCAAACCGAGGGCAGTCCAAGGGCAGTCTGAGGACAGTCCAAGGGCAAACCGAGGGCAGACAAAGGGCAACAGAAGAATAAAGCAATAACTATCTCTCACTAACGTTCGAGATAGAACAAAGCAATAACTACTCTCTCTCACTAACGTTCGAGAGAGTAGGACGCACACACGACAGGAGGAAAAAACCATGACTATCAACCCCGTACTTTTCGGCGTACTCGCCTGCATCTTCGCGCAGCTCGTGCTGCTGTTCGGGTGGGGATTCTACCACCGCGTTCTCAAGGACGAGCTGAACAAGCGCAAGACGCTTTTGCTGAAAGCCGCTCAAATGCGCTGTGAGCGTCGTTAAGCACTCAGGCATGAAATTACATGCCGAGGGGTGCGAAAACGCGACACGCGCCGTCTGAGGGTGCAGAAAGGGGCGATACGCAATGACTGACGGTATCAAGCGGCGGAACGTAATCCGCGAGATGCAGAAACGCACGATCGGCGAGGCGCTTTACTCGAAAAAGATCGGCAGGAAGCCGAGCGAGTGCGCTAAGAAAATCGGCGTACTGCCAAAACGAGATTAGCTGCGCAAGGGCAATGCAAAGCGCGGCAGAGCAACGGCAAGGGCGTAGCATTGCAAGGCGATGCAGGGGCATAGCACAGCGCAGATGCGCACAGCAACGGCAAGGCAAAGCGCAGCAGAGCATAGCAACGGCAAGGCATGGCCATGACTAGCAACGGCAAAATTTGAGGAACGAAACAACAGGAGGACAAAAAATCATGAAAAAGCTGAAAATCCACGTGACATTCACCGAGGGTATTCTCGGCACGGCAACCGCAGACCCGGAAATCTACAGCCGGTTCATCGGCTCGAAGAGCCCGGACGCGGCAACACTGCCGGAGGAAGTCGCGGCACTCGGTGAGGACGCAATCGTCGAGCGAGGCACAACCATCTTCCCTAAGGACGAGGACGGCACGCCTTTTCTCTGGGACTACCAGGTCAAGGGGTTCTTCAAGGACGCGTGCGGCATGCTGGCACGTCTCAGCGGCAAGGACCCGGAGACCGGAAAGAAGCGCAAGGCGGTAAACGAGAGCGGCAAGCTGACGGCGTACAAGAAGGTCATCGACGGCTTGATCTTCGTCGAGCCGCGCCGCATTCGCCTCGATACCCCGGGCGAAATCACGATCTGTCAGCGTTCTTTGCGTGCGCAGACCGCGCAGGGCGAGAGAACCGCACTCAGCAGCAGCGAGGAATGCCCGGCGGGCACGACATGCGAAATGACGATTCTCTGCTTGGACGATGCACACGAAAAAGCGGTGCGCGAGTGGCTGGATTACGGCGCGCTGCGCGGTATCGGACAGTGGAGAAACAGCTCGAAGGGGCGGTTCAAGTGGGAGGAAATCAAGTGATGAAATGCTACAAGGGATTCGACAAGGACTTGCGCTGCAAGGGCTTTCAGTACGAAGTCGGCAAGGAGTACGAAACCGAGCGGGCGGAAATCTGCGAGGAGGGGTTTCATGCCTGTGAGTTTCCGTTCGATGTGCTGCGGTACTACAATCCGGCAGATAGCCGGTTCTGCGAGGTCGAGCTTGACGCAAACGAGCAGACGCACGACGACAGCAAACGCGTCGGAAAGAAAATCAAAATCGGCGCGGAGATCGGGCTTTCCGGACTGGTTAAGGCTGGCGTGAAGTTTATCCTCGAAAAAGCTGATTTCGAGAATGCAAAAGCCACGAACACCGGCAACTGGAGCACAGCCACGAACACCGGCGACCGGAGCGCAGCCACGAACACCGGCAACTGTAGCGCAGCCACGAACACCGGCGACTGGAGCGCAGCCACGAACACCGGCAACCGGAGCGCAGCCACGAACACCGGCAACCGGAGCGCAGCCACGAACACCGGCGACTGTAGCGCAGCCACGAACACCGGCGACTGTAGCGCAGCGACGAACACCGGCAACTGGAGCGCAGCGACGAACACCGGCAACTGGAGCGCAGCGACGAACACCGGCTACCGTAGCGCAGCGACTGTCGAAGGGAAGGAAAGCATTGCTATCGTTACCGGAAACGGAAGCAAGGCGAGCGGCAAGCGTGGATGCTGGCTTGTGCTTACAGAGCGAGACAAAGGAAATCACATTCTGGGCGTGCAGGCTGTGAAGGTGGACGGCGAAACCATCAAGGAAGATGCGTTCTACACGCTGTCCGGTGGAAAGGTAACAGAAGTCAAATAAAAGAAAGACCGCCGAGCGGGAGTGCAATCCCGTTTCGGCGGCAAAGAAAAATGTTTCAAGGCAAGTATATCACGGATTGGAGGAAAAAGCAATGGACAGAGAGACGGCGCACAAGCTGCTTGATCTGGTGTTGAGTGCAAAGCACAAGGGCGTGACATTTGAGTTCACGCCGATGTGCAACAACGGCGGACAGGCGAGCTTTTTCATTCACGAGTGGAACGGCAACAGCATCGAAATCGGCAAATGCCGCGGCTACACGATGGATATTGACGGCACGTGGCTTGTGCTCGGTGAGGGCAGGCACTGCACGACGCAGGAAATCATGGAGGTTCTGGAGGGGTTGCGGGATGCTTGATCGAGAGAGACGCAGAAAACTCATGGACAAGGAAACCATGATTAAGCTGCTTTACCTGTGCCTCGGTGCAGACGCGCCGGGGGAGACGACGGTTGAGTTTCGCGCGGACACGCATGGCACTGTCAGTATCACAATCCGCGACCATGTGAGCGACGATTACTGCATAGAAAAGGGCTCGTACACGCGCGTTTTCAGCCACGGAAAGGCTATATGGGCACACGGCATAAGACAAACGACGCTGTACGAGGTCATCAAGGATTTGGAGGATATGCAGATGCTGAACATTGAGCCGCCGCTCGAGCCGCCGGAGAGAGACGATCAGGAGCGCATTAACCGGCTGTACGACATGCGCGAGGCGGAAATCCGCATGGGGGCGTTCCTCGAGGAGTACGAGGAGCTGTTCCCGGATGAGATCAAGAACTTTTTACAGGACGTGCGGGAGCGCGTCTGGGAAGCAGAAGACGAGATAGAGGAGGACTAAGAAATGAGCGTAATCAGAACGCTACGGGCAGATGAAATTGAATGCCGCGTAGCACAGGTGAAGCAGACACGAAACGGCGTTGGGTGCTCGCTGCTGCTGTACAAGGACGCACGCTGCGATATGGCAATCCTTGACGAGGTATACGGCGCGGCGAACTGGCAGCGCGAGCACACCATCATCGACGGCCGCTTGTACTGCAACCTGTCCGTATGGGACGACAACAAGAAGCAGTGGATTACCAAGCAGGATGTGGGCACGGAGAGCAACACCGAGAAGGAAAAAGGGCAGGCAAGCGACAGTTTCAAGCGGGCTGGTACGAATTGGGGTATCGGACGTGAACTGTACACAGCTCCGTTTATCTGGATTACACTGGCAGACGGAGAGTACGCAAGTCAGGGCGAGCGCGTGCGCTGCAACCAAACGTTCAAAGTGTCGGAAATCAGCTATTCCGACAGCCGTAAGATTAGCGGTTTGGTCATCGTGGACAAGAAAGGCAACGAGCGCTTCCGCATGGGCGGACAGGCAAAGCCAAAGGAGGACCCGAAGATCGCGGCGGCGAAGGCTAAGGCGAACGAGGTCAAGCGGATGCTTGTGAAGATCATGGACGACAAGACCGCAGCGGCGCAGCTGTGGAACGAGAAGTATAAGCAGGATGCAGGCGACATTGTAAAGATGAACGCGGCGCTGCTTGATCTCGAAGACCGGCTTAAACAGATGGAGGCGCTTGCATGACGCATGAGTTCGACAAGGCGCGAGTCGTGCACAACGAGAGCGGCAACTGGCTTTGCCTGCACATCAAGAACGCGCCTATGGCGCGCGTAGAGTGCGAGCAGATGAAGGAGGGCAAGTTATACTGCGCGGAGGTGAAGCGCAAGTATGACAAGCGTTCAGGGCGCGCAAATGCCTATGCGTGGATTTGCATGAGCAAACTTGCGGCGGCGCTAAGAATGAAGCGCGAAGACGTTTACCGCTCGTACATTCCCGAAGTAGGGGACAATTACAGGATTGTCCCCTACGCCAACGAGCAGCAGCGCGATTTGATCGCGAACCTGTGGGAAAAGCAGGGGCTCGGATGGGTAACGCAGGACTGTAACGGCGGTTTGCTGATGTGCTACTACGGGTCAAGCACTTACAACACGCTGCAAATGGGGCGGCTGATTGACATGGTAGTGCAGGACTGCAAGGAACAGGGCATTGAGACCGAGCCGGAAAGCACGGTGATCGGATGGCTTGCCAAGTGGAAGCCGGAGGAGCGCGGGGTATGAGGAGACAGACACGGTTTACCGGCATTAGTCCGGCGGTATGGAAGGAATGCTACGACCGGGACGGCGGTGTTTGCCGTCACTGCGGCAAGGGCGGTGTGCTGCAAGCTGCGCATTACGTCAGCCGGGCACGCGGCGGCATGGGGATTCCGACAAACCTTGTTATGCTGTGCCCGGAGTGTCATCGAGAGATGGACCAGGGCGACGGCAAGGAAATCAAGGAAGAAATGCGCGAACACCTCGAAAGCCTCTATCCCATGTGGAGCGAGGAAAAGCAGAAATACACAAAGGAGACAGGACGAAATGCTGAATAAGATCATCTTACAGGGACGGCTTACCAAGGATTTGGAGCTGAGATACACGCAGAGCAACACGGCGGTTACGGGCGGCACGCTGGCGGTGCAGAGAAGCCGCAAGGACGCGGGCGGAAAGTACCCGAGTGACTTCATTGACGTGGTTCTGTGGGGGAAGCTGGCAGAACACGCGCACACGTGGTTCCATAAGGGCGATATGTGCATCGTTTCCGGCAGGATCGAAAGCCGCGACTGGGAGGACAAGAACGGCAACAAGCGCCGTTCGTGGGAGGTGCAGTGCGAAAGCATTGACTTCTGCGGCGGCAAGAGCGAGGGCAAGCCGAAGGAAGAGGAAAGCGACTTTATCATGTCGGACGAGAGCGACTTCATCATGTCGGACGAAAACGACCAGAACGACGTTCCGTTTTAAGGGGTGACAGGGGATGCTGACGAACGGGCATATACAGATCTACCGACAGCTCACAGAATGGGGATGGTACAAGGATGTACCCACATGCAAGCTGTGGCTGCATATCCTGCTGAGGGCAAACTACAAGGAAAGCCAGTTCATGGGGAACGAGATTCCCCGAGGCGCGTTTGTGACGAGCTTGCAAGGGCTTGCAGACGAGAGCGGACTAACGGTAAAGCAGGTGCGCACGGCACTCGGAAAGCTCAAGAAAACCGGAGAAATCACGGTGGAAAGTAACCGGCATTACACGGTAATCGCGGTATGCCGGTATGACGAGTATCAGGGCGGCGAGCGGGAGGAAGCGCCTGCAAAGCAGCCGCCGAAACCGGAGATGCCGAAAAAGACGCAGAGCCCAAAGCCGAAAGAGCCTGACCTTTCGGAACGGTTTTCTGAGCCTGTGCTTTCTGCGGTGCGCGACTGGATCACCTACAAGCAGGAGCGGCGCGAGGCGTACAAGGCGGTCGGCTTGAAGTCTCTGCTGACCGAGATAGAAAACCGAGTAAAGCGCCACGGAGCGGCGGCAGTAGCCGAGGTTATCCGGCTGAGCATGGCGAACAACTGGAAGGGCATTATCTGGGACAGGGTGAAGGACGCGCCAAAGCAGACGGACGCAAAGGCAGAGCCGGAGGAAACGCCGGACTGGGAGATTGCATGGCGAGCACAGAAGGAAGAAATCAGGCGGAAAATGAGGCGAGCGGGTGAATTATAAGTTTACGATCAAGGGCACGCTGCCCGGGCTGAACGAGTTGATCGAGGCGGAAAGGCGGAACCGGCAGTGTGGCGCAAAGCTGAAAAAGCAGTGCGAGGCCGTTGTGATGAATGCAGCGCGGCAGATGGGCGGCGCGGAAATTCAGGAGCCGGTGTACATGGTCTATCACTGGTATGAGAAGGACCGGCGACGGGACAAGGACAATATCTGCGCGTTCGGCAGGAAGGTTATTCAGGACGCGCTGGTGAAAGCGCGGTATCTGAGTAACGACGGTTGGAAGAATATCCGAGGGTTTGAAGATTACTTTGAGGTGGATGCGAAGAATCCGAGGATTGTGGTTGAAATTTTGGGAGCGGATGAAACGGATGAAGTATGAGGACTTTTTGAAGGGCAAGCTGAAAAGCAGACCGAAAAGCGGATTTGACATGCAGGAGAAGCACGAAAATCTGTTTGAGTGGCAGAGATATGTGACGGACTGGGCGTGCAAGACCGGGAGCGCGGCACTATTCGAGGATTGCGGGCTTGGCAAGACGGCACAGCAGCTTGCATGGGCACAGGAGACCGCGCAAAAGACCGGCAGGCCGACGTTGATTCTGGCGCCGCTGGCGGTGTCGCGGCAGACCGTGCGCGAGGGCGAGAAGTTCGGCGTGCCGGTGACTTTGGCGGAGATGGATGCGGATATTGCGCCGGGCGTGAATATCACCAACTATGAAAAACTGGACAAGTTCGACACGTCGAAGTTCGGCGCTGTGGTGTTAGACGAAAGCTCGATTCTGAAAAGCTACATGGGAAAAACCAAACGGCAGATTATAGGTGCGTTCCGCGATACGCCGTTCAAACTGGCCTGCACGGCTACGCCTGCACCTAACGACCTGATGGAGCTGCTGAACCACGCGGAATTTCTCGGCATCATGCGTTCAAGCGAGGCGCTTTCCTGCTGGTTTGTGGCAGACCAGAGAAACAGCGGACACTATCGGCTGAAAGGCCACGCTGAACAGGATTTTTGGCGATGGGTGGCAAGCTGGGCGGTTTGCATTTCCAGTCCGAAGGATATTGGATTCCGCGCAGACGGATACACGCTGCCGGAGCTGCACGAGAAAAACGAGGTTGTGCAGACGGAGAAGAACACGCTGCTGGGACTGGCGGAAAAGCTGGATCTGTCCGTGAAGGGCTTTCACGCGGCAAAGAAAAAGAGCCTTGCAGAGCGCGTGCAGCGGTGCGCCGAGATCGTCGGCGGTTCAGACGAACAGTTCGTGATCTGGTGTTTTCAGAACGAGGAAGCGGACGAGCTCAAAAAGGCGATTCCGGAAGCGGTGGAGATACGAGGAAGCGACAAGGCGGATGCAAAGGAACGTGCGGCGGTGGACTTCATCGACGGGAAATTCCGCGTTTTGATCTCCAAGCCTTCTATCTTCGGATTCGGTTTGAATTTTCAGAATTGCCGAAACGCAGTGTTCTGCGGACTGGATTACAGCTATGAGAGTTACTATCAGGCAGTAAGGCGGTTTTACCGCTTCGGGCAGGATAAAGAAGTAAACGTATGGCGCGTGATCGGAGAGGGAGAGAAAGAGATCCTCGATGCGATTGAGCGCAAGGCACAGCAGAAACAGGAGATGACCGTAAGCATGGCGCAGGCTATGCAGGACTTTCAGACGGAAGCAGTGCGAGGACGGGAGCTTGTGCTCAATCTGAAAAAAGACGAGTTCAAGTTCCCGGCATGGATTAAGGAGGCAGTGTAATGCAGGAAGTAATGAATGAGCGCTACGCGCTTTACAACGGAGACTGTGTAGAGGTGGCACGGCAGATGCCGGACGAGAGCGTTCACTTTGAAATTTTCAGCCCGCCGTTTGCAAACCTGTACATCTATTCGGACGATCTGCGGGATATGGGCAATTGCAAGAACGAGGACGAGTTCTTCGAGCAGTTCGACTATCTTATCCCGGAGTTGTACCGGGTACTGATGAACGGCCGCATTTGCGCGGTACACTGCAAGCAGCTTGCACGGTACAAGGCCAGCCACGGCGCAAGCGGATGGTATGATTTCCGAGGCGACATCATTCGGCACTTTGAAAAGGCGGGATTTCAGTACCACAGCGAAGTAGTAATCTGGACAGACCCGGTACTGGAGATGCAGAAAACCAAGACGCAGAGACTGCTTTACTGCCAGCTTCAGAGGGACGCAAGTTTGACGGGTATCGGAATGCCGGAGTACCTCGTGTTGTTCCGCAAGTGGAAGGACGACGGCAAGAACCCTGAGCCGATACGCCATTACAAGACCGCCGAGGACGCGGAAAAGGACGGCGGCAACACGCGGCAGGTGCTCGGACTTCCGATGTGGCAGAGATACGCAAGCCCGGTGTGGTTTGATATTCGCAGAACCGACGTACTTAACGCGCGACTGGCACGCGAGGACAAGGACGAAAAGCATATCTGCCCGTTGCAGCTGGAAGTTATCAGACGCGCGGTGCAGCTTTGGACAAACCCCGGTGACGTTGTGTTTTCTCCGTTCGGCGGGATCGGCAGTGAACCGTACATCGCACTCGAGCAGGGGCGCAGGGCGGTAGCGGCTGAACTGAAGCCGAGCTATTTCGCGCAGATGGCACGCAACTGCGAGGAAGTGTGCAAGCCGAAGGACGAGGATCAAATGACGTTCGGTGAGGTGGTGTGAATGGTTGAGGAAGCAGTTTTGAACGCTGCAACGGCGACAGCGAACACCGGGCAGATTTCCGGTTGAAAGATGAGACGTGCGAGGAATAGGAGGAACGGAATGAAATCTGTGATGTTAAGCATTCGCCCGAAATGGTGTAAGAAGATTATTGATGGCGAAAAGACAATTGAAGTCAGAAAGACCAAGCCGAAACTGGAAACGCCGTTCAAGGTGTACATCTACTGCACCAGCGGTAGACCTGACCTGAACATTCCTATTTCGCCGGAACGCCTGATGCAGGACTACTTAGAAACGGGTTCCATGCAGTCGCTGAACTGCCCGCTTGGGAATGGTAAGGTCATCGGGGAGTTCACCTGTGACCGGATTTATGAGCTTGCGCCCCTCAACCATGCACCGGATGACGTAGAAAAGCAAGCCTGCCTGACACGGGAAGAAATTGTGAACTACCTAAAGGGAACCGGCTACGGCTGGCACATTTCCGACCTGCTGATCTATGACCAGCCGCAGGAGCTGAGCGAGTTTACCGGATTACGCAATACGAGATTCGGCGCAGCGCCATATGACATCAAGCGCCCGCCCCAGAGTTGGTGCTATGTGGAGGAATGGGAACAGAAAGAATTGGAGGAGATGTAAATGGGTAGCTATAAGCCGGGCGATATTATCACCATTAAAGGAACGGAATTTGCGGTGCTGGACGTAGAGAAAGGCGCGGCGAACGGCAAAGACAAACTGTTTGTGCTGTTAAAAGAGCCGTTTGGAAGCACGCCATTCAGCACGGACAGCAACGACTATACCGAAAGTAAGCTGCTTGACGAGGTAGGGCGGTGGTATAGCGAATTTGTATCTGGTTTGAACAAGGAGCTGATTTTCCAGAGAGAAATCAGTCTATTGACCATGGACGGGCGCGCGAATTATGGGGTTGTTTATCGCTTAGCAGCACCGTTGACATTTGATGAGTGGCGCAAGTATTCACGCTATATTCCAGATTGCGAGAAAAGCTATTGGCTGGCAACCGGAGATGGCACAACGGGGCGCTACGGCGTGGACGCTGCGCTGCTCGTGTACTCCAATGGCGCTTGGTGCAGCGGTGACTGCTCGACCGCGTATGCGGTGCGTCCGGCTTTGGTCGTGCCGGAAGAGCTGATTGATACGCCGAAGGACGACGGCTTAAGCAAGTACAGCACAATGGAGCTGATTCGGGAGCTCGCGGAAAGGGCGATGAGGGATGAACTCGAAGATTAGGCGGAAGCGCCGCCTAAGTCAAAGACGTAGGCGAAAGGGAAAACAAGGTGTGCCAAAAACACAGAACTCTTATTTTGCGATTGACGGAAATTCCACCCGTCACCCAGTAGCATACTGCACCTACTATCACGGCGTTCTGACGAATAACCTAATGGAAGTTCACAAGTGCAAGTTGCGTCAATGCTGCCGCTTGCGGGAAGGTGAACAGTATGACTGAGAAACTATATTGCTTGCTGGAACTTATAGAAAGGGCGATGAGGGATGAGCGAATACATTGACCGTGAAGCGGCGAACTTAGCTCTTGCGGAGCAAGGCTTTGATTGGGATAAAGTAAAACAGGCTCTTGCGAGCGTGCCTGTCGCCGATGTTGCGCCAGTGGTGCATGGGCGGTGGGAAAGGCGACGCAATGTATGGTACTGCACTAATTGTGGCAAAGGATACAAAATAACCTACGGTGCGGTCGCGGCAAATATGCATAACTACTGCCCACACTGCGGTGCGGTGATGGACGGAGGTGCAGAATAATGCGGAATCCGTGCAAAGACTGCATTTATTACAACAAAGTGAGTAAAACTTGCCAATCGAAGAAATACCCTACGAGTGACAACGGAAACGTAGCCTTGATTGACAGGATGTTTTGTTCTCCGCAAAAAGATGAATGGAGGCGCAGAGAGTGATTGAGCTTAAATCCTGTCCGTTCTGCGGAAGTGAAAGCGCTATTGCTTATCATATCAACAGCCGCCCTCCTTACAGAGAAGCATATATTCCATATTGCTTAAATGATGAATGCTTTATGAATATGAATGAATTTTGTTTTGCAACGAAAGAAGAAGCTATTGAAGCATGGAACAGGAGGAAAAACAAGGGGTGATATTCTCGGCTATGCTTTTATCGTGGCGGCAACTATCTTCTTTGTGTATGGCATCTGGGTAGAGCACAAGTACGATCTGATTGCCGACAGGCTGAACGAAATGATGGAGGAGAAAAACGATGAAGTTTAAGAAAGACGGGAAGGTGTACGGCAGCATTGAGTCGGTGGTCGGTGAGCATTGCCAAAAACGGCGGTATTGCTTTCAATGTGCGTTATATCGCAAGAGAGGTACGAAATGCTGCGAAGATTACGCCCATGTGAATCCGGAGGAGGTGGCGCACTTACTCAACTTTGAAGTGATCGACGACACGCCCACCATTGCCGAGACAGTCGAGAAATACGGCGAGAATGTAAAGCGCAGGCTGACCCGTGCGGACATCCTGCACGCGGCGGAGAAGTGCGTATGCGGACAGCGCGAGACGGACTACGGCACGCCGGAGGATAACTTTAAGACGATTGCGGAACTGTGGGAGGCGTATCTTAATAAAGCCTGCACAAGGGGCGTGAACGTGCGCGTAAAGGCAAAGGACGTTGCTGCAATGATGGCGCTGCTCAAGATTGCACGTATTGCGCGCGGCGGCGGAAAGGCTGACAGTTGGATTGATCTTGCAGGCTATGCGGCTTGCGGGGCGGAATGTGAGGGAGTAACGGAATGAAGAAAACAATTTTAACTCTGCTGGTAGCTATGATGGCTCTGATGTTTTCTGGGTGCGCTGGCTGCGATCGCGCGGCTAAGAGCATCGGCAGTGATGTGTCTGGCGGGCTGCATCGCACGGTAACGGTGTACAGCAACACAGGCGAGAAAATCCAGAGTTGAAGCGGCAAGTTTGATGTTTCCGAGAACGATAACGAGGTATATTTCGATCTGAACGATAAACGCGTCATTATTCATGGCGGCATCGTAATTGACGAGGAGGACTAAAAATGACGATTGATGAAGCTATCAAGGTAGCAGAAGCCAACGCGGAACTCTGTTCGAGCTTCGAAGGGTGGGGACAGGAGGTAAGTTTTTACAGCACATGCGCTGCCATGCTGAAAGTAATGAAGAAGATGATCGAGGAAGGCAGACCGGAAGACGCGCCGGATGCGTGGCAGGAGCGCAGAAAGCGCGAGTACCGCGAGACCAAGGACCGGTACGAGAGGCTGCACTGGATGGTTACCAAGTACGAGGCGGGCGTGCTTGAGTATACGCCGAAGTGCTCGATCGAGCTGTTAAAGCAGCAGAAAAAGCACATGGGAGAGTACCTGCACGATCTGGAAGTCGGCGCATTTGTGGAAGGAGTGGAACTGTGACGATTAACCAAGCAATCCGCATCCTCGACCCGGCAACGACAGCCGAGGAGCTGGCAACGATCGAATACTACGGCGGTCTGCACGGCCGCGAGAAGATGGTGGCTGCGTGCGAGGAAGCCTGCCGCGTAGCGGTCCGAATTATGAGAAAATATCTGGAGGAACAGAAATGAAGAAAATTGCTTTAATCGTGCTGGCCATCGTGGCAGCGCTGGTACTTATGATTGCCGCTGCATTCATATCGGCCAATAACCGTGCGGTGTCGGCAGAGGAACAGGTCAGTTCGGCGGCGGCCGACGTACAGGTAGCCGAGAAACGACGTGTTGACCTCGTGTACAATCTGGCGGACGCAGTGAAGTCCTACCAGAATTACGAGGGCGATACGCTGACCAGGATTACACAGGCTCGTGCTGCTGCCGCGTCCGGCAAGGTCGAACAAGCGCAGGTTGCGTTGAACGCCGTTGCAGAGCAGTACCCGGAACTCAAGGCAAACGAAAATTACAAGCAGCTCATGACCGAGCTTGCGCTGACCGAGAACCAGATCGCGCAGTACCGCAACAACTACAATCAGCAGGTACGGGCATACAACAAGCTGGTACGGTCTTTCCCAGCTGGTTTCCTGCTGCGCGTAATGAACTATCAGGTAATCGACACGACCTATGCGGACTACGACGCACCGGAAGATGCTCCGCAGAACCTGTTCGGTGGCGGCGATGGAGATTAAGCCTCGTGAGATTGCGTTCAGCGTTGCAATCGTGTTTGTTCGTGTTTGTTATGGTGGCACTGGGATTTCTGCTCGGTAGCAAAATCAGTGACCATATCGCTGAGACAAACGAGAAATTTACCACGGCAGCGCAGATCACAGACGATGAGCAGTTTCAATATGCGCTGGCTACCGATTTCGGAAACGTCATCGCCTACGGCGATCTGATCGCT